CACCCCCCAATTAGAGTTATAAACAGTCTGTTTTGTACTACTATTTTTTATAACGACTCCATATTTTTCTTTAAAAATATTATTCGGAAAATCACCAAATTCAAACACATCAACACTACCCGAAGAGTCATTATAAGGTTGGGATAGCTGGATATTTTTGTCACTTCCTTTTATGGCTCCCCCAATAACTTTAACAAAAACATTGTTAGGTGATACAGCAAATAACTTTGTAGATGAATGTGGGGTGATCGGTAATTCAGTATAATATCCTTGATTTCCAGATACTATCCCGCCTTTCATTACAACAGTCTGCTTTCTAATACAGTTCATAACCGTATTAAAACTATCTATTTGAACATGGCGATCCTTTCCTTTTATAATAATGCCATATTTACCCATCAATATACTCCATAATATAACCTAATGATGTCGTCATATATATCGATTAAGCCATTTCTATAAACATTATCGAGTTCAAGAATAATTACCCCGTTATTAATATTTAAAATAACATCTCCAGCTAACCCCCTCATAAAAGAAGTTCCAAACCAAGCAAATACTTCTCCATATTTATTTAGATCAGAATGGTCATAACTAAAAGTTTTTTTAGTCATAAGTGGTATTGGAGTAATATCATGCCAACCAACAATTCGTCCAACCCTATCGGATGTATTTAATAAATTAATTCCATATTTTTTAGATTTGATTACCATGCCATAATTATCGCTCATTTGTGATATCACCAATAATAACAACGTTATACCCAGTTTCGTCTTTTACATATAAATTTTGATTGGTTAATTTTGTTCCCCCATTACCACCATATATTTCTAATTTGTTATTTTTCACATCAAGAATAAAACCTGACTTTTCGGGAGAATAATTATTGGAAGTAATAGCCTCTGATAACGCGAGTTTTCTGATCATGGCTTTATCAATTAATGCATCTCGAATAAAAAATTGTCCGTTTTTAGCAGACATAAACAGTTCCATTCGGTTATTTTGGGGATTATAAAATGCAAAGTTATTGGCATTAAATCCAATATAAGAGTTTATTTTTTTATTTTTGATTTCGGCACTAACAATAAAACCAGCTGCATTATATCTAATTCCATTATGGACGATAGTAATATTTATTGAATGCCGAGCATATCCTCCTGATTGTGTAAATTGTGCATTCATCTTTTGATTGAGAATACCTGACTGCTGATTAATTTTAGCTTGGACTTGTTGTTGATAACTTGATTGAGCTTGTTTGATAGAAGAAATTGCCTCCTTTTGAGTAATAATATCAGCTTCTGTATTTTCTATCTGAGTTCGGATCTCATTAATCGTTTTCTCTGTCTGTTTACTGTATTTTTCAAACTTTTGAGATAAATTATATTCATTATAACCTACCCTTTTTATTGTATTTTCATTCCATTCAACTTTTTCATTAAGCTTCCGCCATGCTTGCGTTTCCTGTAATTCTTTATCTAAATTATCTAGTATTTCGCTAGTGTGACTTTCTGGTTGCCCTATTCCTTCCACAAATTCTGAATGCCCTACAGCGTTTATACTACGAACATAAATATAATAGGTATGTCCTGCCTTTAGGTTACGTCCTTGTATAACCCACATAGAGCTAATACCTAAATACTCAGCACGATTTTCCACATCACGAATATCCGTGATCTGTTTTTCTGAAAACCAAAACTCATACTGTGCTCGTAAGCTATTTTGACCACCAGATCGCGGAATAATCCCTAAACTAAAATAGCCCGACTCAACCTCAATATAACTGGGTGGTAATGGTGGATTAATCGCAAATGAAGTTGTGGCCACCTCGCCTTTTTGTTTCCGATCATTTTGAGGCAAGACGGATAAAACATAATTCCCCTGAGGCAAACCACCAAAACGATATATCGTATCCGTGGTTGAGGCGGTACCGACAATGCGATCACCAGTGGTTAGTTTTAATAAAAAATCTACCCCTCGACTGGAATAAGGTGTATTCCAACTGGCTTCTACTTGCCATGCACTTGTATCTGATTCGATATCCACAGAAAGGTTTTCAACCGGTGGAATAAATCCACCCAGTGGCGTATCAGGTTTTGGCTCAAATTTAGCTCCTTTATCAACAACAGCCTCTTTTTCTGGCGCGTGTTGCACAGCGATAACCGTAAAACTACCATCACCATTATCAGACAAGCTAATAGCACGAAATAATCGCCGACGTAAAGATGGAAGTGTTAATGTCCAGATTCCGCCTTCTTGTAACCCTAACGGTAAAGTATCCAGCTTTATTTGATTAGATGCGGGATAGCTCACCACTTCATAAGATTGCGGATCACCTTGTGCATTGAGGAGTGTGACGCTTGATTTACCACTTTTGGGTGTGTCGATATTGCGATCTAAGGTTAATGTTTGAGAGGCATAATCAATATGTGTTAGACGTCCACCAATTTGATTATCCGCGTAATAATTATCAGCAATTTCGATAATATCACCCGGCATATGACGTAGCCCCTCACTACCGATATTAAATTCAACCGTTTGAGTTTCTAATTTCTCAGTAGTTAACAACCAAAGACCATGACGATGAGCCTGACCTCTGCTAGTACAACCAAATGCATCGACGCGCATCACATTGCGTCCAAAGCGCGCTATGCTAGCATCATCTTCAACTAGCTCAACACTGGTTTTCCAACCATTGTTTGGATCAATAAAACGAACTTCGACGGCGGTGTGACGCGATTTTAATGCGCTAAAGCTGTATTGGAAGTTGCCTTCAATTACGTTGGCATTAGTATAGAACCAAGCATAACAATGAGAACCCATGCTATAAGTGACGGAAAGAATTTGTATTTAGCGCCGTTACGCTCATAGTTAACAAGGCGAATAACAGCGAATAAGCATGAGAAAAAATTGACGTAAATCCAAAACATTGAGATGGTCATCTTCCACCTCCTCTGAATTTATCTATCAGGTTGTTGATAACGTTGTTGATACTGTCTGTGAGCGCACCGGGTTTAGATATTGTTACCAAAACACCAACCAAACCAGCCGATGAGAACATTGCACCAACAGAGCGATCGACTTCTCTATCTCCGACAATGCCACTCAGTAGTGATGACATAAAATCAGCGCCTAATATCCCAATCGCAAATGCAACAGTGAAATACGCCCATCGCTTTAATAACCGAATATCATGTGCTGACAATACAAATATAACCGCCCCGGCAAACGCACCAATGACGACGCCTGCATCCATACCAGCAAATAGGCCCACAATTGAAACGCCCGCTAGCGATGCTGTTGTAGTGCCCGTTAACGGCTCACTCATATGTGTAGTCCTATTATTTGTTTATATATTTAGTGCTAATTATTGATATGTGATACAAGCAAAAGAAAAGACATAAAAAGCATGCCATAATGTTAAATTATTTTTAACATTGGAGTTCTTTAATGGACGAAATAATTGAAAGAATCAAAAAACAACATTCCATTCCAGAGAATCACACTCTTGTGAAAACAGGTTCTAACTGGGACGGTCTAAGAAAAGGCCAAGATACCGATAGCTATACATATGAACAAATCGATGAAAATGGAATTGTTTGTGAAAAATATTTAGTAAAAGATACAACATCATCATATCCACCCCAACGCCGTACCATTAGAATCACTAAACTATGATTCTATTAAGTCTCTTACTTATAATTAGTAAGAGACTTATGCTATTTTTGAATTTTTATTTCCATTTTTGTTTGCATAAAGCGTTCTTTCTCAAGCTCAACACCTAAAACCTTTCGATTAAGTTTTAGTGCTGCTTTCAGTGTTGCTCCTGATCCCATAAAGAAATCGGCTACTAAGTCACCCTCTCTACTACTTGAGCGAATAATGTGTTCCATCATGGCTGATGGTTTCTCACAAGGGTGTTTACCGGGATAATACTGAACAGGTGGATAATCCCACACATCGGTGTAAGGTACATCTACAGTTACAAAGAATGGTCGTCTTAATAAACCATATTCTTTTATTAATTCTTGATAGTCTTTTTGTAATGTAACCTGCTCGCGCTCTAATTCGGTAAACTGGCGGGATAACGGCGATAACTTTTCTTGTTTATCAGCAATGTGTGTAAACAGTGTTTGTAACTTTTTGTAGTCTTCCTCGCTAGGTAATTGCCACTGACTATTGCTGAACCAATGACTGAACATTTGCTTATCTGTTGCTTGATTTATCTCCTTAGAACTCACCTGTAGTGCTAAACGAGCATTTCTAAAATAATCAATCAGGGGCTTAAATACGTTTTGCTTTAACTCCTGGCATTTTAAAGAAAATTCAGAACCTTTAGCGGTGATTGGCTTTTGATAATGTTCAGCAAAGAGTATCCGCTCTGTTGAAGGGAAAAAGGTGCGTAGGCTTTCCTTATTTTGTTTTTTCCATGGCCCAGATGGTTTAGCCCAAATAATATGGCTTAATACATTAAATCGCCCGCGAACAAGCAGTTCAGTATCTGATGCCAATTTAGAACCACAGAATAAATATAAACTACCATTGGGTTTTAATACTCGCCAGAATTCAACTAGTACCTCATCAAGCCAAGACAGATATGCCTCAACATTATCCCACTGGTTATCCCATGCACACGATTTCATTCTGAAATACGGTGGATCCGTGGCGATTAAATCAATATAATTGTCAGGTAATGTTTTTAATATAGCTAATGCATCATTATTGTATAATTGCATCAATATCCTTTATCTAAATAATAAAAAAGCCAGAAACTATTAGTCCCTAGCCTTTAACTTTCATTAATATAAAAAGTAGAGGGTAAATTGGCCTATTTATTTTATATAACTATCTATTAGGCATTTTTTCAATCTTAACCCTATCTTCGTAAACCTCAGCAACAGTAATATTTTCACCATAAACAAAATCCACTACCATTTCATCTAGCAGATGTAACTATTCTCTTCACTATCTCATCACATATACCTTATCTTTTATGTCGGAAAAATTACCATCAATCTTTTTTTGATGGTATGCAATAATTAATTAACCCTCTTAGTTGTTCTTTTATAAAACTCTCCATGCTTTAAAATAAAACCCGCCATTTCTAATTGTGTAAGTAAAAACTCACAACTTTCATAACTTAGTTGTGTTTTAGTAACAATTTCTATTATATTATTCCCCGTATATTGGGATATCATTTCTAATATATCATACGCCTGAATTGTCATATCGTTCTGTTTTATCATGAGATTTTACCCTTTAGTGTAGAAATATGAATATATATAAAGGTGTAACTCGTCATCATATAAACAGCAAGTCTTTTTCGTCAGATTATTTTTAAATAAATAACCCT